GCTGATACGTAGAGATAGAGAAATTTAAAGGTGTGTTGGGTCTGTCGTACCCTTCTGTTATTCCTCCAAGCGCAAGAACATTACCATTTAATACTTCTAAAGACTCTGCTTTTAACGGCACATAATCAGCAATAAGGTCTGTCTCTAATACTGCTACGTTATTGTACAGTCCATCGTTATAGAAAACGAATGAATAGATTCCCGTTGCAGGGTCATAAGCCTCATATATCTCTAATGCAGTATCAATCGTAGTATTCGTTAAAGATGTGATATAAGACCTGTTTACATCTTTTATGGTAAACCAGTCAAGCATACCAATTCGCGCGCTTACAAGGACTCTCTGCCCTCTATTTGAACCTATCCTAGTGCTTACAATGATATTGTTGTTTTTGGTAACGTCTGTTCCTATAACAGGTGTTCCCTCGCTTGTTGGTACAGGTCTTTTAGAGATTGTTGAATGTGCTGAATATTCGTTATCCAAATAAACAACTTGTGACCGGAACTGAAACATATTACCCGACATTAGATTTACAGACCGTGACTCGTCATTGCCGTATACTGCTGTGGGTGGTTGTAGAATTTGTGCCTTGATTAGTAGAAAATCATCCTCAGTAAGAACCCCGTATCCTCCATCTCTCAACCTGTTAAGATTAATGTAGCAGGGTTGCATATTACCGTCAGTAAACGCAATAAACTCACCTCCGATTAACTTAATATCTGTTACGTAGTGTTGTGGGTCTAGCGGAAGGATATTAGTATCGGCACTGTCTGTTTTATTGGTGAATAGTATAGTCTCAACACCTGTGTCGTAGTCTAGTTCTGTGATAAGGTTTATCTGCCCTGAATTGTATACAAATCCTATTGCTTTTCGTATTGTCTCAAACGCTGTAGCACCAATCCCTTTGTTTATTCCATCTGGTCTAGTTCCTGCTATTGGTTCTGTAGATTCAATATTCGTTCTGTAGCCATCTTCACCCTCTGAAGTCCCTGAAATCCTGCTGTTAAAAGCAGAAATAACGTCATTAGGCGCAACAAATTCAGGTGAACTATCGGTGTCCATCCCCCCTTTAGCGAATATTTTCCTATCTCTTATATCCATTTATAAACACTTAGAGCGTTAGATAATACTCTGCTGTAACTCTTATATACCTGATCTAAATTGAATGGCTTAACGGCTCTCCTAGCGTGTCTTAATGAATTGTAATAGATACGTTCGTTTTCTCTTTTAGTTCCGTCTGAGGTCTTCCTATCGCCTCTACCGTCCTGCCAAATGATATAGTTGATAAGTGGCTCTACAAATAATGGATGTACCAAATACTCACCGTCCTGACTTGCTTGTGGAAGATACTCTAAGACTAAGTTACCGTGTGAGAAATTATACCCTAATGTTATTCTTGAATTTGTCTCGTCTACTAAAAAGCTATTCGGTATCGTCAAGTCTTCGCTCTCTGTTAAGAAGTCTATATTATCCTCACCGTGATCTATTCCTATTGAAATAATATTAAGCAAATCACATGGCAATTCTAAGGTTTTGTCTGCCTGTACCTCTAATTCAACCTTAACGGGTTTTCCTGCTGAGTGTAGATGCAATTCTTTTCTTCCGCGTATACCCAATTGAATAACCCTTCCGTATGCTGAATCCGGTAGTCTATACTGTGAAAGATATGAGTTTACAACCTCATCAAGATATATTAGGTCTTCCATTATGCTTGCGGTTCTTTAATTTCAACTCCATCGTTCTTTATATCCTGCGGTATCATCAGACTGTTCCTTAAGTCAGCTATTATATTTTTCTTTGCACTCGCTACCGCATCTGCTGGCATATTTAAAAAGCTATCCATTCCTCCATCCGGTGTAGCAATGGTCAGGTTTATGGAGTTAAGTTCCAATAGTGGAAACATCTTAGGGTTTATATAAAAGTATATCTTACCGTTGTTAACAAAACCAAATACTTTCTTTACAGGTGGCAATGAATGCATCCTTTGAACCTCATGCCTCTCCATCATTTTAATCATTGTCCTCTGAGCATCGCATACAGGACTTGTTGGAATAATATCAAATGCTCGTTGACTAGGCAAACTAGATGGCAATGCAGGCAAGGTTGCTGTTCTGTATCCGGTCATTGCATCATCGACTAAAGGAATCTGGTTGTACGTTACATAAAATATATCGTCTGCATACGTAATACCCTCTAAATTTGAATTGTTGTAAGCGTTTAAAAGTGTGTGTGTAGCTTGCTGATCGTTTAACTTAGTAAGGACAAATCTTTCGGTAATTCTCGCATCTGATGGAGGCATACCCCCGTATACTTCATATAATATCTCTTGGCATACAGCCCTTTTAGTCTTTAGTGCCATTTAGTTTGCTTTTTGTTCTTCTTGTAATGCCATCTGCTTCAATTCACCATCCCTTATACTTAACCCCATATATCCCAAAATCTTAGTTATTAAACTTAGTTTATGGCTTGCACCCCACTCGAAATTAACGCTATTGGTAGAATCATACGTTGGTGTTCTACCATTTGCCAGTGTATAAGCCCATTCGACTGCATTAGGAGCTTTCAGATACGTTAATTTTATAGATGCGATAGAATCAGGGTAAACACGTAAACCTCCCTGATAATCGGTAAAAATAGGGTACTCTACGGTAGGTGTATCTATCGTGCTATCCAAATAAGACTGAATCATATTATACGGCTTCCAATCCGCTTGTTTACTTCCTGCAATAACGGTGTCTAAAAATTCAATGGTTGCTGGTAATGGAAATACGTTATTTACTTTTGCAATAACTTGTTCTGATACAATAAATGGTGTTAGCTTTCTATCTATCAGTTTAGACATTCCCGGTGATAATCTAGGCATAGCCTTTCCTAACTGGTAGTATGTGTTTATAGACCCTACATACTTAGCATACTCATCTAAATTGGCAAGTTGAGCAAGCCTTGAGAACTCGTCAGGAGATACCGCGCTATGCCTCTGTTTCTGACACATCGCAAACACTATTTGCTTTACCTCGTCTATTGATACCATATAACAAAAATAATCATTAAACTTATACCCTTTAAGCAAAAAACCCCTGCAATCTTTCGACTACAAGGGTGAGGGTCACTGATATAGAAAGGGTCTTTATACCTTCTTGGAAAATACTTCCCAAAACTTAATTCCATTTTCGTCTAAGAATGACCATTCAGCCATCTCCCCTGCGGTTTTGTTTTGGTCTTTAATGTTCCGTACTTGGCATATCACCTTATCAGACGCATTCCAACTAACACAATTATGTTCAGGCATTAACTTAATAACTCCCTTATCAAATCCCTTCATCAACAAATACTGTCTTTCAAACTTAGGATTCGTTAGGTTGTCAAGGATAATCTTTGCATTTGCTGCTGCCTGATTAATATCACTATGTCTGTAAAGATCACGTAACCGATTCCTTAATGCAATATCTCCTTCTTTAGTCTCAGGTTCATTGATTTCAAACATGATTCTAGCTACCGGACGTAGAGAGTCAGCATCTCTTTCTTTAATGCTTGCCGATACTTCATCTATTGCATTGTAAGCATCAGTCTTCACTTTCTCAATAAGCATCTTATCAATAAGCCTGAACATTGGAGGTTTTTTACTTAATCTCTTAGGATTAGACTCAATATCGTCATGTGCCATAAGGTATTCAATCAGCCTTACGTCTGTTCCGTTTACTGACAGGTAGTTGTTGTTAAACCCTACGTATGGAGGTGTTACATTCATAAATCCTTCCAATTCATCAACAAAGATTGACGGTGCTATAGGTATATAGGTTATCTCTCTCGGTCTTCCTTGCTCAATATCGAATATCTTATTGGTTGTACCGATAATAACATTCCTCTTAGCGTTTGATTTTTCTATAAGTTCAAATCTGTACTTCTTTGATGGATCAATACTTAATTCCATTTTAGTTTTTTCTTTAGTGACCTCTTTTTTAAATTCTTGTACGGGTGGTGTGTAAGTTTCGGTGATTACAGGCTGTTCCAACAATCCTGATGCTTCCAATTCTTTAATTTCTTGTTGTCTTGCAAGTTCTTCCTTTTCCCTTCTTTTGTTTTCCCAAAACTGCTTCTGTGCTGCACCTTTAGGTAATTTGATTGTTGTTCCTTCTTTTTCCATATCAATTTAATTAATAAAGGCCAGAGACTTTCCCTGACCTTTGTTTTTTACCCTTAGAAATTAGGCTGTATCCACATATATCCGTTCAATCCGAATGGATCAATACCCTTATGTGTGATGTGTGAAATAACCAATTTCTCTGTATCATCAGTAGGAGTTGGAGCCAAGCCACCTGTAGGTCTTACCCTAACAATTGGGTCTTGAGCATTCTCACCTTGCCATCTTACAGCGAATCTAGGCACGTTAGTTCCATCAGGTGTAACACCGAATCCTCTAGGAATCATAAGTGCTGCATTGTTGTAGTAACCTGTATCTGGTGCTGCTCCTGCTAGTGCTGCTGAACTGAAGTGATGGTAGTTAGTCCAGTTGAACTTCACTCCATTAACCTTGTAAGCATTGAAGCTGTCGTTGATCTGCATTGGGCCATCATTGAACGCTTGCGCCCATACAATACCGCCTCCACCACCGTAAGTTGAACGTAGGTAATCTTCCCACTTGAACCCGAAGTTGATGTTAAACAAACCGTCATACTCCCATGAGTAACCTTCAGCATCAATAAGACGTGCTATTGATTGGAAAAATGCTGAGTTGATCTCTGTAGAAGATTGGTCGATTTGTCCGTAAGCTTTAACCAAAGGAATTAACGCTCTGTGTTTGTTCTCTACTCCCGGTACGTTGTCGAACTGGTCGATGAACATAAGAAGTTGCTCTTGTTGGTACAAAAACAAATCGTACTCATCTGCCATTTGTTGTGCTTTCCAACTGTTGTCATATCCTGGTGTGTCGATCTTTTCAAATAGGTTCCAATCAGAGAATGACTTTGTGCTTTTGATTGTAGCGCAATAGTTTTCAAGTTTCTCGTTTACACGGTAGATTCCTTCTTGGCTTCCCGATGCTTCTCCAACGATTGTTGGCTTGAAAATCAATGCATCTTCTGTGTCAATAGCAATCGCTTGTGCTGCTAGAACGTTACGGATAACGATTGTGTGTGCGTTAGCGGTAGCCTCACTCTTAGACACGATGTAATACAACTGACCGTTGGTATCGTTCATGTAGTAATGACCGGGAGCTGGTGAAGAGTATTTACCTGATGTTTGGTAATAACCTGCTGCTACAGTTACAGTGGCTGTAGCTCCTGCTGCTGCTGCTACATCGGCTGTTGCCTTGAACATAGGCACGTTCTTACCTTTTTGTGTCCAGTGGTAAAACCTTTTGTTTGGAGTGTATTTCAATGCACCCTGAGACTCCCTTGTTACGATATAGTTCTTACGTACAAAGTCTGGATACCTTTTAATAAATGTTTGGTAGGTTGCTTCGTTTAGCAATCCTAAGTCTGTCAATACTTGTCTCCCTGCGTATGGGGAAACCCTGATGTGTGATGGTTGTCCTGATGGCATGATTTTTAGTTTTTAAGTGTGTTTAAGCTAACATCGCAGCTATCATCGGGTCTACCTCGCGATTGGACTGTTGAGTGGTTTCGTTATTCCTTAACGTGGAATTTTTAAGATCCTTTTCAACAAACTCTTCTCTCGCTCTGGCAATTCCTTCTTTCACTGCTGAGTTGATAATTTGTTTTTGAAATTTAATTGTAGCTAAGTGGCTTAAATACCCATCCATGTTTAACTTACCATCTTGTGGGAAATACTCGTCTATCTCTTCCTGTGTGGGAGTATAGACTTTTGCAAATTCAGCTAATTGTTTACGTTTATTTTCGTCTAGCTTAAACTCTGACTTGAAAGAAAACTCTCTTTCGTCCAGTGTTATTTTAGGCTCGATTTCTATTTTTTCTAATTTTGATGAAGTAGTGTCGATGTTAGTGTTTATCTCTAACTGTTGTTTTTGAATTTCTACTTCTTGTGCCTTTTGTTGGGCGACAAACTCCTTGTAAGACTTGTAATCTTCGTCAGTCTCTATCGGATTAGGAATAGTTGGAAGTTCTATAGCGTCAGACTGTTGTTTAAAGTAAGTGTCTGCCTCATACATTAACTCCTTTCTTTTGATTTCCTGCTTCTTGATAGCACGTTTGTCTTCTTCTGACAGGTCTTCTAAGTCAATATCTGTTACACCGATTCCGTATTCTTGAGCTGCTTCAAATATTAAATCCTCATCGTTTAAAGAAGGGTGTTTCTCTTTTAAGAATGCTAGTGCTTTTTGTTCTGCCGATAAAGACTTGTATTGGTTCTTTTTAATTACAGCTTCCTCTAGGCTCTTTAGCCACTCTGAGTTGTCTACAGGTTCTATTTTGGTTTCTACCTTACCTGCTTTGTCTAACTCTTCCTGTGCAAGTCTTTCTTGTTCGGCTTTGTCGGATTGCTCTTTAAGTTTTTCCTCTTCTGTAGGCTCAGTCGCTTTCTCTGCCTCTTCTTTGGCGATACGTTCCTGTTCTAACCTTTCCGATTCTAAATCTTCTTCGGTTTTTTGAGTCTCTATCTCTTCCCTTTCCTCAACAGGGAATGCCGATATATAAGCCTCTAACATTTCATCTTTTTCCTTTTCCATATCAATAGTTCAAATATAGTTTATTTTTATATTATTTTAATTCGTTATAGAAATACGCTATAATTCACTTGCTTTCAATAAAAATTCCGATATTTCTTTTGCTTGCTTTTTTGTCATTAAGTGCATATCCGATTCATTTGTACCGCAGTTTGTTGCCATTAGTATCACATCGTCACCGTAAGATTGTATTTGTAATTCTCCTGTTTCAAGTTGCTCCTTCATAAAATGGATAACAGGTGGCATTGTCATTTTTGGTTTTTCTCCTTCTATATTCATGATTTTTAATTTTAGTATTGTTCTTCTTGTTCCATTTGAGCCATCATTTCTTGCTCTTGTGCCATCATCTCTTCTTGCTCGGCCATGTCTTCTTGTTGCTGTTCTGACATTTGTCTGTCGATAAGGTTCTGAACATACGGTGGAATCTGTGCGCCTGTCTCCATGCTTTTTAGTATAGCATCGTTTATAAGCTTCTGCATGATGTTCTGTCTTTCCATTAACCCTTTCTTCTCTGCTTTGGCTATTTCCATTTCATCTGCCATCTGCTGTGTTTGCTGACTTAGTTGCATTTGTTCTTGCGCTTGTTGTCCTGCAATAATTTGAGCTTGTTCTTGCTTCTTGCTCTCAGCCTCCTGCATTTGTTTTAAGCGTTGCTTACGGATAAACGATAAATACTTAATAGCTTTCTTAGGATTGGTCTTAGCGTACTCTCTAACCGTTACAGCGTCTTCTAGTTCTATCTGTCCTGATGCTAGCGACCTTTCTATATTTTCTTCTAGTCTACCTTCATCGTTTGCTGACATATTAACCCTTATCATTACATCGTAGTTGCTAGAAGTAATATCTTTTCTCTTCTTGATAAAGTCTGAATTTGCTTTACCCAAAAGTTTCAAATACATGGAGTTTACGTCTGACTGCTTTAGCGTGTCCCAGAGCCTTATTGCTATGCATTTGGAGGTATTGTTCAGGATATTAATAAAACCTCCGTATATGTGACCTGTGGCTGTATTAGAGGCTTTTATTTGATTGTTCATTACTTGCAGACCTTTTCTTTCGTCTACTCCTATTCCATCCGTTGCTTCGTTGATGCTTATATAGCTTCTAATATTGTTGAACTCCCAATTGTATACGTTTATGAACTGCTGAATCTTATCTCCGATGTTGTGAATCGCGGTTTCCATTGGCGGTCTTTTATTCTCACCGTCCAATCCTTTTCCTGAGTAGTATTCATCACCCGTTTGAAGTCTTATCTCTCTAAGCTTCATTGGGGTGGTCTTTCCGATGCCTTGCCCTAAATCCAAATCTAGTACTGCATCTATGTCCATACGTACACCGTCTGGTGGTGTATTAGCTAACGTCTGCTGAATCTTTAGTACCGCTAAGTCCATTTCTATGATCGAACCTTTTAAGTACGCCATAGGGCTTAATGGAAGCATTGTACCGTCATTATTCAGCATATACACTGAATAGCTAAACCTTACATCTTCTTTGTCCTCATTATTGCGTAAAAGATTCTCCATTTCTCCCCACTTAGGAAGTAATTCTGTGCCTACAATCCATGCTCCTGAATAAATAGTGGGTATCGGGTTTGAGTACGCTTGCTTATCTCCGTTTTCTTTTGGTTTTCCGTCCCTTAGATCAAATATCATTCTTCCGTTCCTATCTTTTCCCTTTACGTAGTTGATATATTTGGTTACTCTATACTCAAAGAACATTACATCTACTAAGAACCCATCGTAGGGTCTATGATATGAATCTTCCCATATTTGATTCCACTCTCCTAATCCTGTAGTGTTTCCGAATTGTCCTTGATTGCTCTTAGCTACTTCGTATAACTCTTTCTCTGATATTTTAGGCCACATACACCGTACATCAACAACGCTCATCCTTTCCATGTGTCCGATATACGGTACTTTGTCGAATACTAATGATTCTGTTGAACCGTAGAACAAGTGTTCTGATTTGACTCTCTTTAGGCGTATCCTATTGGCTCCATCGAAGTAGTTTTGTGTTCCTGCTAGTGCGGTATCTACTAAATCTCCTGCTAGTTCTTTCTTATGGCTTTCCCAATCGTTGTTATAAAGGACAAAGTTTATCCCTTCTTCCATTAGGATTTCTTCTGTTTCTTTATCGTTAAGTTCACTCCATAGGTCTAACTCTTCTTGACTTTCAGGTGTAAAGGCATTGGGGTCTTCAAACTGTATTCCTGATTCTTGATTTATCTGCTGAATAAACTCCTTTTCCTTCATGCGGAAAGCAGCGTCATTCTTTTTATCTTCCTTGCGTTGTTTTATTTCTAATGATAGTCCTGTACATTCTACACGCTCTATCTTCTCCATTATGGAGTTTACGAGTATATCCCGGAAGTGAGGTGCTATAGGTCTAGGGTGGTATTCAAGATTTACAAAGGCATCGTCAGGGTTTATACCCATTATCTCCCAATATCTTTTCATTGGTTGCTTACCGTTTGCAAACAATCTATTGGTGTGAAATAATTCGTTTCTCTTTTGGTAATATCCTGTAGCACCCTCTATGGTAGTATAATAGATTCCCCTTGCCGTAGCCAAGCCATATTCCTTAGAATTTTTAATACTATTTGGCAGTATTGGTGATGGGAATGTGCCTTTGGTAAAATCTAATTTATCTGCCATTTTTAGTACTTGATTTCATTATATCAAAAGTAATCACTTTATTATGCAGTTTTTAGCTTATATGTGCGTATATAACGAACGCCTGTTTGTTTAGCCTGTTTAGGTTTGGTCTTTTCTTTTAGAGCAACTAGAGCGTATCCAAAGGCCATTGCAGCATCATAGTCCGTTCTGTCCTTGATGTTGAAGTTTAAAAAGTCCCTAAGTATCCGTATGAAATTAATCTTATGCATATTGTTCAAAGAGTACTCTATCATTTCTGTTAGGTGTTCCTCCCTGCCTTGAGGGTCTTGAGGTGATACTCCATATACATCAGACCCATCGGCACGTTTCGTTGTAACTAGATAACCGAATTTCTTTTTTTCTTCTTTAGGGCTTGCTAGTCGTCTTCTCTCGCTTGTAGCGTAATCTTCCCAATCCGTAGGAGATCTTTCTGCAAGCATCCTTATTCCGTAGTATTCTAAACCCCAAAATACCTGATTGTGAAACTCTTCTTTAGTTTTAGGTCTTCCTAAGAACATTGCTACTGGCATACCCGAGTTTTCAGGGTTTAACGCACTATACCTTTGAAATACTACACAACATGCATCTGAGCCTTTATCTACAGTTTGTTGAGCGTTAGAGAACGTATCTAACCCTGCTGCTCCGTAAGCTGTATTGTCAGGACATTTAATACTTCCTTTGAATGCATATTTGTTATCTTCACCCTCATCTAAAAGATGTAGTATATACCACATTCCTTCCTTGTTATCTACCCAAAATACTTTACCGTTATCTCCTTTTTTGAAAAGACCCCTACGTCCATTTTCGTCCTTTAGAGGGTTTCTTCCTAGTGACTTGATCTTTTCCTCAACTCTTTCAATTTGGTTGTTTAAATCAATCGTATTGAAGTGACACAGGTTATTAGCTGACTTGAATACCTCTTCTGGATTGTAAGGAACCATACGAACCTCTTCCATAAATTCTTCAGGGTCGTTCTCTTTGTTTTTCCGTTGCAGATCGCAATACTCCTTTGAGCCAATATAAGGGTTAAGGCATCTAGGGTCTTTTTTAAGCCATTCTGTTTGTTCTGGTGTAGGTGTGTCTACTACAGAGTTTCCGAACTTATCTACAAACCATTCAAATCCCATATAACCGGGTATAAACAGTCTGTATAGCTTTTTATCTGTCTGCCCCATAACATCCCGTTTAAGCTGACTTGAACCATCCCAAATTAACTTGTATTTATCCCCTCCTTTATCAGACCTATTGACAGTAGTAATCATTATAATTCTTCCTACCTGACTACCTGCTACTATACTTTTAAGCGCAATAGGTAAATAAGCGTTAATATCTACCTCTTCCCATTTTCCTGCCTCATCAAGAAGTAATATCCATAGTCCATCACCATCAAATACGTTACCTGAAGTTGCTCTCCACTCTATTTTATTGTTTAACCCCTCTCTTTTGCTTGATGTTGCTCTATCCTTGCTTGCTCTTTCAGGTGGTTTGGTAATGTGAAGTATCTTTGCAGGTGTATCATTACCACTTATTCTAGGTTTTAAAAAAGGTGGTAAACTAGCAAAGGCGTTTACTAGGAATAGCTTAAATATCTTTTCAGCATCACCCCCTGTTTTAGATGCTATACCTTGTTCTGTGTTTTGCTTTATAAGCGCATACTGAAGCATTATAGACGTACTCATTGTAGACACACCTATACGCCTCCCTTTCATTACGTTCATTCCCCTGCATCGTGGGTCATTGAAGCAAATCTCCATGAACCGGAAAAAAATGAGAGAAGTGTCTTTATACACAGGGTATCCACCTTCCTTAGTCACATACCATTGGTGGAAAAAATAACAGAATGCATTAAAAAAAGTAGGAACGCCATTTATCATCACCCACTCACCGTTCATGATACGGTCTATTTCAGATTCGTACCAATCCATCTGTTCAGGTATAGGGTCTACGTACCATACCTTTCCCTGTTTCGGATCATCATTCCAATCAAAATTCTCGTATTCTTCGTTTCTAAACCATAACTGGTCTTGCTTTTTCTTATTAGACCCCTTAATATCCTTTATTTTGGGAACTTGTGGGGTTGTGTAAACCAATCCCTCGTAAATATCAAAGGTTTGTACTGCCATTATTTTTTAGCTTTTCTCTTTATAAGAGCCTCAAATGGATTCTCACCTACTTTAAGACCTTTTGTTACTTCTTCTGTAACTGTAGTTGTTTTAGTGACTTTAATATCATCGCTTGGTATGCTTTCAAGAGTTGTTACAACATCAGAGAAGTTCTTTATCTTATCCACTTTTTCAATCATCTTCAAGAATGTGTCTACGACTTTATTAGATAGTTCCACCTCTGTTCCATCGGGATTCTTATCATCAGAGGCTATTAAGTCCATATCTCTTGCTAATTTTCCTGCCATGTTATCTATAGCCCTTAGAAGCATTTTAACTTTAAGCCCCTGAAACGACAAAAGCTCTGTTTCCAGTGCTTCTATATAATCATCTTTTTTTTTATCGCCTGTTCTTACGCTTCTGTCAATCTGCATGGCTCTGTAAATTTACCGTATACACTTCCCTCATTCAAATCTCCTTCTACTGTCAGTACTATTTTGTCTTTATAAACAAGTCCTCCCGATTTTGCTCTGAGTATAATATCTCCCTTGTTCATATACCGTACTCCGCTTGTAGCTATAACTTTTGCTTTGATGAACTTCTCTTCTTTCATCATCGACAAGTCTAAAAATGAGTGAGTCCTTTCTTCAACTATATCCTTAACGACAATTCTTCCTTTTGTTGGTATCAACTCATCACCGTTAGTAACTCCCATAACAAGATTAGCACGTAGTCTAAAGTATTTTTGTTTATTGATTGTTATTGGGTATAACGAGTTTTTCTCTACGAATAATATTTCACCATCATTAAAGTAACCGTTACCGTTTATGACTTTGGCTATATCTTTATGTTTAACTTCTCCTAGATAGATTCCTGATCGTATATCCTCTTCTACAATAGGATCCATCAATAGAATATCTCCTAGTGGTATAATCTCTTCCCCATTAAGTTTAAAGTACATATCCTGCAACTCACACTTGAATAGTAATTTATCATCGTATGGGAAGTGGTCAGGATTGTAGGTATAACTCTTGGTGTGTTCTGCTATCTCCCCAAAGAATACCATGTGATGAACAAACACTTCATCGCCTATCTTTAGGTTGTAAGGATTGTCTTCCGGTATACCTCTGATGTATCCTATTTGGCAGTTCCTTTCTAGTAAATTATTTTCGTACTCTTTTGCGATATACAGCGTTGTGCCATTATCTAATTCATACTCTTCCTTGTGGTTTAGTTTCCCTTCCACTAAATACGTCCCTTTTTGTGATTTTAAGCTCATCAAATACTCCCTCGTAATATGTTAACATTGTTCTACCAAACGCTTTCTTGAATATTTTATCCATGCGTTTCCTTCCTTTATCTGTGATGTAATATAATTCCTTTCTGTATACTTTCTGAATATCTCCTTCCTTTATTAGTTTTCTAAAACACTTAGCTACATTGTCAACCACCGATGGGCCGAACCTTGACTTTATATCCTTTATGCAGAAAACCTTTAGGTGTATTCCTGTTGCCAGTACAATAAACTCCTGATAGGTTATAGACTCTGTATATTCCGCTTCTTTAAACGCTACTAATGTACGTATGAAAATCTCTGTCTTGTGCTTTGAACCATGCTTGTAAAGAAGTTCCGATTGTTTAGTGAAGTAACGGTCATTGATTCTTAAGATATTCAACTCTAACGTTGCTTGCCTTAATCTCTTGGTTTGTATCTTCTTTTGACCTCTCTCGTACCGGATAGCATTTAGGAATCTTCGTTTGGTTGCTAGGTCACGTTTCCAGAATGCTTTGTATTTGTTTAACTCTTTTAGTACAACCTGCATATTCTTGTTAGAGAATGCTACAAATTCCTTGTACTCATCTTTTATTGCTTGTACTTCTAATTCTTCTCTTGTAGTCATTAAATCAAAAAAGAGCCTCGCTAAAGGCTCTGTGTTTTTTATTCCGTTCCGAAACTTAGTTTTATTTCTCCGTCTTTCTCACCACCCTCAACAACATTTAATTGAGCATCACTGGCAACCTGTCTTAAATGAAGATTATCTAATGTTCTTGTAGTGGCACTAACTTTTGTTGGGTATACACCATGCTTCTTTTGGAATTTCTGAAACTCTGCTGTAAAGTCCTCATGCGTAAGGTAGGGAGATTTAACTTCATCTATGTCCATCTTAAAAGTGGACTCGCGATACTTGTTCAGGTCTGAGTTTTCCTTTACCGCTTCAATGTTTTCTGATTGTGGGTATGGAGGGTTTACCGCATCCAATCCTTGAAATCCTTCTGACACTTCTTCGTGTAACTTGTCGTTCTCTTCATGTACCTCAATAAATTCCTTTTGCTCAGAAGTTAGTTTTGGTTCTTGTGGTTTTTCGGTTGTTTTTTTGTTCTTAGCCATGATTGTAGTTTTTCAATAGTAGTATCAAACAGTATACCGCAATTACTTCCTCTTTGCCATTAGGTTAGGCTTCTTCTTGCTATTATCTATGATTTTGTTAACCACGTCAGAGGTTGAACTCTTTACTGCTAGTTTCTTCGTAGCTGTTAGTGGTGCTACTACTGATACACCTTTCACTAGAGGCTTTGCTGTGTTGCTTTTGTTGGCTGTTGCTAATGCTCTTGAAACATCTTTTACTGCTTGTTTCTTGCCACCTACCATCATGCTATCTACTTTAGCAGGTGCAGGTTTCTTTTTCGCCATTTTGATAACAACCATTGGTAGGTCTTTCTTTGCCATGTTCTTTTTTTTTGATTAACCAAATTTAGGACAATTTATAAGATATTTTCAAGCTACCGACATGAATAGGCTTAACTGGTTGTGAGGGACGTATGATTTTATCTTATTTATTACCTTGCGTTGGAAGGTTAATTTGTCGCAAGCTTTAATGAATGGAGGTTTGTAATCGAAGGAGTCTATCTTTTCCTGTTCAATTATAGCAATCTTTATATCTGATTTGTTCATCGCTATATTCTTGCCACAACATCTGCTAGAGGCTATTTTTGTCTTGTCTTCTACTTCTTTGAGTAAGATGCATAAAATGTCTCTTATGTCCTCTGGATGCCCTTCATTGAAGTTATTTATTGCTTGCTTGAATGACGGATGGTTAATTAGATAGTCGGATTGCTGTATTCGATTCATTGCCCTTTTTTTGTAAAGTTATTTTCTTTCTTGTTAATTTGCAAATTGTTAAGAATCAAGAAGTAGCCAATCTAATATTTTGTTGGTCATATCTATTGCTTGCTTTTTGTTCTCTGTATTAAATGAGATTGAACTAGACTCAAATCCAATAGTAAAACAGTAACAATCATCGCCATTATCGTACTTCCACTCTACGGACTCTATTTTACGTTTTAGTGTGTGAATATCGTATTCATAAAGTTGTTCTTCTTTTCCTTGAAGTATATCATCGTTCTTAAATGTCTCGCTTATATAGTTAGATTTTACGGTTAGGTGTTTATCGTTTAGTTCTAAGATGAAATCTTCCGACCACGTTATTGTCTCTTTCTTTTCAGGTATTACCTTTAGTTTAAGTTCTCTCATATTTCTACATTGTTTATTTTACACCAGTCTATTGATCTCTCTGTATAAGTCTTCATAAATCTTCCTTCCTCTATTTTTAAAAGATTCCATGCTTCGTTGTATTTATTTAAGCACTCTAAAAAGTCTTTTAGGTCAGGACGGTTTGCGTCAATTTTGTGCCACTTATTTATTATCATGTTATCTAAGTGTTTGAATTTCTCTTGTTGGTAAGGTGTTAGGTTCATTAGAATAATGGTATTTGAACGGTTGGTTGGTAAGATGCATTATACCTCTGGTTTTCTCCTTTTGGATATGATTTTATTTCATAGGGTAAAATTGACATCATTTCTTTTTTATCCCTCTTATTTCCCAAAAAGAAGAAATATCTATGCTTCCTGTCTCTCTCTTTCATGTACAGTTTATCTCCGAATTTTTCTTTTAGCCACTCTACTCTATTGTCTTTACCTCTACTCATATCCATTATGGTTCCATTGTGAAGTTTTTCCATTCCCTCTACGTAATAATCTTTTTTTGGTAAACTTAGCCCAGTATATATAAAGTTAGTGGCTTGGTATATGTACCCGTTGTGATTTTGAGCCGTATCTGAATAACTAACAATAACTAATGGTTTGGGAAGCATTTTAAGTGATTGAGATACAAAAAAGCTTAAAACGTTTTTACCTAAACCCTCGTTTATTACCAATCTATTTAACTCCATTAGTTTATACCTATTTCCAAAACAAGAACGTAGGTGAGTTGATATTGGAGTGCTATATGTAACTATTCCACTCAGAATATTAAAGTCATTAAACAACCCAAAAGCGTATTCAATTGGTGGTATACGTTTAGCATAATGCTTATAAATTATCCACTCTTTACATTGTTCATTGTCAATTGACCTTACAGAATACTTTTTAGGTATATTAATCTTCATAAAATATTCATTTTAAACTTCGAGTGTTTAGATAAAATCATTACATCCATCTTAATAAATGTTTACTATTGTAAATATCTCCCATTACTTCACATGCTTTTCTTAATATGAAACTATAATCGTCACTTTCATATATGCAAAATCTAGCTTCTTTTGTATCGTATACAACTTTGCCGACACCTTCAGAGAATTTAACTACATCTCCCTCATAAATATCTCTACCGCTAGAATCTCTTAACCCTGTATACTGTTCTCTTTGTAGTTTTAAAGCGATCTGACCGTCTGTAATGTTACCAATAAGCCATTCTGTTCTATTTAATCTTAAATGTTCCCATTGTCCTGTTCTTGGATTAACCACTTCATAACCGATAAGTAGTTTAGAATCATAATCTCGTACCCTAAATTTAATTGTTCTCATATTTTATCTTTTAAAATCCATAGCCCAAAACTAAGTTGACGTTCAATATTCTCTTTATACATTGTTACATCCTGTTTATCACAGTTAGGGTAGGTTAAGTGGTAGATAGGCTTATCTAGCTTAATCTTCTTTGACCCCTTTATGTGGGTTTCTATTTCTTTTATCATTACAGGGGATTCAGGGAAGTATTTACGGTGAAACGTGTCTCCTTCTTTCATGGTATTAGCTCTGGATTTTCGTAGATATTTCCGATGACAACTGCATATCTTGTAGGGTCATAAATATTCATGAATGTTTTATAGTACCTGCCACAAGTACTTCCCCATGCAGACATAAAAGGAGCTGAAGTTGATACACTTCCGTCCCAATCCAAAGAATGCATTACTTGTTCTATTTCTTTTTTACCAGAGTCCCATTCCCATTCAATTATGTCACCGTCCCATATTTCTATTCCTTTCTTATCTTTCAGTCCAGTTAATTTCAACCATACAGCATCGTCAGGATAACCTAAACTACAAATGGATACTATTTCTTTTAATGTATGAGGTCTAGTCATTTTACCTTCGTTTGGTAACCATGCTTTAAATTTGTCTAGTTTCATTCTGCTTCTAATATTTGGTTTTTAATTTCTATTTCTAGTTTTAATGATTCGTTCTCTGAGGTTAAATCTTCAATCTCTTTATCTCTTTGTTGAAGTAAGAATTTCATCTGATAATTCCTGTCTGCTATAACCGAAAACTCTGATATTATATCTTCAAGTAAAGATAGTCTCTGTTCTTGATTTCTAGCTTTTTCATTTGACGCATTTTTAGACCTGTAGAGCAATAGTTCTGAGTGCATTGATACAATGACACCCATTGCTGTTAATATGCGCTTAGAACGCTTAGTATAGTCTTCATAAGCGGTAATATATATGCTTGCTAGTGAATGGTAGTACAACTCTGCACTTTCCCAATTATCTATTTCTGTTGAATGCATATTAAAATCCGGGGTCTTCTATTAACTCTTCGGTCATTTTCATACTTAACTCTTCTTGTTTTGCAGGTAGGTTAAGTTTTGTGAATTGATATGAGTAGCTATGAATATTATCAATTTTTTCAAAGTACCTACCTCTCTTCAAATCCAATTGTAACTTCTTAATAACGTTACCTAGTTTACCTACATCTTCCGGTTTAACTTTACTGATATATAAATCCACAAATGTTTCCGTTTTTGTTGGGAAGTCTACAGTGATAATACTTTTACCGTTAGCGAACCAAGATGCTCCACCTTTTATATCCCACGCATTAGGAATCCTTCTTTTACCTCTCTCAGATGGATTGTTTTTATCCATATCCATAAGTTCTGTTTTAACGGCATGGGCTATAGTGTGAAAGTGTTTTTGACTAGACTCAGCCATCTCATTTCTAATACTCAAAATCTCATCTAGGTATGAATCCTCCCTGCTTGTGTAAACGTGTTTAAAGTTCTTCCAGCTATCAGCTATTCCCGTATCTATTGGCCCTCCATCGTCTTTGTAATTACAAACAGTTTCCCAAAAATTAAGTGGAGTTACACCGCCTTTAATATCTTTCTTTCCGAATATTACGAAATGGTGTAGTAACCATGTTAGTTGTTTAGCCATATCACCCTCACTTATCTTATTTCCGTATTTGTTATTGAAATCCTTTCCTGTTCTCATTTTTATAAGTTTCTGTATAACTTCTTCGTGAGAGCCAATATCAGGAACAAATAACCCGTGACGCTTACCGTACTTTTCAGACAAACCCATTGCTATCTCTAAGCAGAAATATGTTTTTCCAGAGGCAGGGAATCCTGTCCAATCTGTTACGCCACCTTGTTTGTGAGAATAAAATTCATTTAGGGAATGAAAACCTGTTGGTAGTCCTGGTTTACCTTCGTCTAATAAATGTTTTGTTGTTCGTTTAAGGGCTTCATCGTACCCTACTGGTTTAAGGTTTGTTGTCATATCGCTCATGCAGGTACAAATAAATTTAATGGTTCTTTAGATTGAAGTTGTATCTCGCTCATGTTTATATACCTTTCTAAAATATCTTCTCTTAGGATATATTCAGGTGTTAAATACTCGAAATTTTGCTCAACGTGCATTTTGTGTTTAAAGGCTTTCTCTATTGCTTTTACTATGTCTTTAGCATCGTACTTTCTTATTCGACTTTGGAAGCTTGCGGTAACTTTTTTAGTTGCTTGAAATTTTCCTTTAATCCCCACATGAGATTCTTTAATAGTATTGAACTTATCTACAAATTTTAAAACCCTAGTAGAATTACTATCTGTTCCCGATGTTGCAGGTAACGGCAACTCGGGTATATTAATAATATTTTCTTTTCCTTTCTTTTCCTTTATAGCATCCAAGTTGGTTGCGTTCGCATCTTCTTTTAATGCGTTCGCTTTCTCCCACCTTAATTTAGCACTCTCAGAGGCTTTTTTAGATTTCTCATCTCTCTTATCCAACCTCCTTAAAATACTATCAGACCAAAAGTGAACGTCATTAAACTTAAATAAATCAAAGTCTTTAATAAGCATTTGTATGCGATCGCATGTTGTTCTTAATGCAAACGCATAGTTGTCGCATTCCGAAATTATCAAATAACCTCCCTCTTCGTACATCATTTCAACTAAGTCCCAATAGACAGATTTACCTTCGTGACCCATCTTCATTAGAACTTTTTGTAGTTTAGGATCGTTACGGCTACCGTAGTCGTGCGTGAAGTAAAATGCTTCTTTCGCCATATTTTAAAATATTGACTTTTCTAACTCAAAGGATTCGTCAAGGGGAAGTTTTTTTGTCTTTTTTGATTTTGAGTATTTATTAAATAATCTACTATAGTCTTTATCAGAAAAATTAAGCACCGCCATTCTTAATGCTAATAATTCATATGGGTTTAGTTTTTTTGAATTAATGTCTTTAATTAACTCAACAGTTTCATAGTACGCATCTGTACAATACTCTGTAATAATATCATCTAATGCTTCCTTAGATTCTTTTTTCGCCTCTTCAATGTGCTTATGGCAGGACTTACATAGGGTTATTAAATATTTATCATCGGCATCCCAAGGATTGTTATTATAACGTATGTGGTGTACGTGAAGTTCCTCTTCTGTATCAAAGCATTGTTGACACATAAATTCATCTCTCTCTAATATAATTAGTCTTTTCTTTTGCCAACGCGGATCGGTTAGCTTTTGCCAGTATGTCTTTACACTCATTATTTACTTTTTAAAATATGAAAATATTGCTTAATTGTCTACTTATCTCATAATCGACTACTCCGCGAACTGCCATGAAGTGTGCTGTATTTGATGTTTCTGACATTCTTAATATCTGTTCTGTGCAATAGCGTGATATTGCTTCTAGTCGTTCTATAGGCATAGCCTCTATTTCTTTTTGATCGTATTCCATGTTTTGTTAATTTAATTTGAAAAGTATAGAGCCGTGAAAATTATCCCATCTTATTGATAAGATTCAAAATTTCAATCTTGTACTTGTCTTCCATCTCTCTTTTACCATTAAGCATGTAGTTGAGATGTTCCTTTGTGATACCAATCTTATTGGCAATGTAAATCTGCTTTAGTCCAGACTTTTTTACTTTTTCTTTCAGTGTTTCCATGCACCAAAGATGTTAACTTTTATTATTAGATGCAAATAAAATGTTAACTTTTTTTATTTCCCTACCGAATTGAAATAATCCTCTCTGGCCTTGATGTATTCCTGAACCATAGCAGTCCTGTTTACCTTTAGAGGTAGTTTTAGCTGTGTGTGCTTGTTAGGCTTGTTCTTAGACACTTTCACACCTTTATGGAGCAATTATACTGCCAGAGGATTTAAAGAGTTTATAGGGCTTTAAATTGAGCCAATAAGAAACCCGATACAGTCTTACGTGCATCGGGTCTGATAAAATGAATAGGGTTGCCTATTACAACTCCATAGTAAGTTGATTTGAATTTACTGATTTTCCGTTATGGTATTCTTCAATCTCAAATTGCAGTGTTTCGTATTGTGCTTCTAATAAAACTAACAACGGGTAATGACCTTCTACGCTTCTATCGAAATAAACAACGGGAGTTTTGATTTTAGTTTGCTCGCCTTTGTCGTTTTCTTTAAATCCCATTAACCGGATTCCTTCTACTGCGTTTT